CTTGGTCACAAAATACAACAACGTGTTACTAAAAAGATTGAAAGTTTTGACACTTGGAAAATCAAAGTCGTCTCTATTGCAGCTTCTGATTTTGAGACAGCAAATTTTACCAAGCCCGAAGCATCGGGCGAACAGCAGTAGAACTAGCAATAGCAACTGGGATAACACCCGACTATTGGCTCAATGCCGAACCAGAAATTTGGTCAACAGCTATAGACATATTAAACGAGCAAGCTAATGGCTAAAGCAATTAGATTAGTTCCTGTTGATAAAGATTATCGAGCCTTGTTACGTGCATTTAGTAAAATGGACGATGGCGCTAAAAACGAAATGAAACAAGTGGCTAGCGATTTAGCAGAACGAGGTGCAAGATATGCTCAAGGTGCAGCGTCTTCAGCACCTTTTAACAATCGTCAAGCAATAGCTGTAGCACAATCTATCAAAATATCTAAATCAGATAAAGCACCAAGTTTTAGTATTGGTGGTAGGCAAAGAGTTGGGTCTAGTGCTTTTGCTGCTGGTTATGTGATAATGGGTAATGAGTTTGGTTCTAAGCAATATAAACAGTTTCCTAAACGCTCTGGTCAAGGTGGCAAACAGGGTTGGTGGTTGTTTAAGGCTATGGCTAGATTTCAACCAGTTATTGCTCAAGAATGGTTACAAGGTTATGAAAAAATTACAAGTAGTTGGAAAAGTAGGGCTATTTAATGGCTGATATTAGGACACTTAAATTAGCGTTACTTGCTGACACAAAAGATTTTATACAAGGTCTTGACAAAGCTGATAAAGAAAGTAGAAGTTTTAGCGACAAACTTGGCACAGCATTAAAAGCTGGTGCTTTGGCTTTTGCAGCTCTTGGTGCTGCTGCTGGAGCTATGGCTATTAAAATAGGAAAAGACGCTATTGGCGCAGCTTCAGATTTTTCAGAAGAAATATCAAAAGCAAGAGTTATATTTGGTGACGCTTCTAAAGACATTGAAAACTTTGCTGAAACAGCTGCAGATTCATTAGGTCAATCAAAAAAACAAGCAGTATCAGCAGCTTCAAGTTTTGCAACACTTGGTAAAGCAGCAGGTTTAACAGGTAAAGATTTATCTAAATTTTCTATAGGATTTGTTAAATTAGCATCAGACTTAGCATCATTTAATAACACATCACCAGAAGACGCTATACAAGCAATAGGTGCAGCTTTACGAGGCGAAGCCGAACCTATTAGACGTTACGGAATTTTGCTTAACGATGCAACACTTAAAAACGAGGCTTTGGCATTAGGTTTAATTAAAACAACTAAAGACGCATTGTCACCTGCTAACAAAGTACTTGCAGCTCAAGCAGCCATTTATAAACAAACTTCAGATGCTCAAGGCGATTTTGCTAGAACTTCAGATGGATTAGCAAATAGTCAAAGACAATTAGCAGCAAACATCGAAGATGTTAAAATAACTTTAGGCGAAGCTTTATTACCAGTTGCATTAAGGTTTTCTGATTTTGTAAAAGAAAACTTAGTACCTACAATAAAAGGATTAGTAAACGGATTAACAGGACAAGACAGAAAAGCTGCAGTACCATCTTTTTTGACTTTTGGTAAAGTTATTGAAGATGCAGAAACAGCAGGTTATGATTTAGGAGCTGCTTTACGCGAACTAGGTTCTGGACTTGGTAATCTTGCTGGAACGTTTGACAGTTCAACAGGTGAAGATTCAGGTTTTGTAAGATTTGTTAATTTGCTAACACGTATGGTTGAAGGATTAGATTCTTTGTTTGGCAAACTTGATACAGCACAACAAAAGTTTAGAGATTTTAAACAATCTTTTGATGAATCACTTATAGGACAATTTGCAAGTGCTACAGGTCAATTTGCGCCAGAAGCCCCATTGTCAGGCAAAGTAAAAGGTTTAGTAGGAATTAACACACAAAAACCATCAGTTGTTATTAACAACAATTTCAAAGGCCCAGTAGACCAACAAGGTTTTGCTCGACAAACAACTAAAACATTAACTACAGCTACCAAAACAACAGGTATTAAACCATTTATTCCAGGTAGGTAACGATGACTGTATATACGCCAACCTACCGAGTTACTATTGCAGGTGTTGTACAAACTTCTGAAATTCTTTCAGGTGGGACTATTACTTATGGCCGTAATGATTTTTTTGAAGCAACACAGCCAAGTTATTGCAACATAGAACTATTAAACCTTAACGGCGCAAGCCCAGTAGTTGAACTATTAGACCCAGTAATTATTGAAGTAACTAATTCAGCAGGTACTTTTGTTAAACTGTTTACAGGTGAAGTTTCAGGTGTTTACAACAGGTTTGAGGGTGCTGGCGCAGCTGGTAAACCTAATACTTTACAAATACAAGCAATTGGTGCATTAGGCTTACTTGTTAAACGCACAGCAGGCGCAATATCTTATCCAGAAGAATTAGACGGCGCACGTATTCAACGCATTCTCCAAGAAACTTTATTTATTGCTTGGGAAGATTTAAGCAACACACAAACTTGGAATGATTTTACTACCGAAACTTGGGATAATTACGGAATCCAAGGCATAGATGTTATTGACCCAGGTCGTTACGAAGTATTAGCGAGAGCTGCTCAAATTGACCAGGCTTACAATTTAACTGACGAAACACAGCAATCAGGTTTAGGTTATTTATACGACACCACAGATTTTGAAATTGGTTACGCTGACGCTGAACGACGAATAACTAACTATTCAACTAACTTGATTGAACTAGACGCAAACCTTGTAAACGCTGATATACAAACAAGATTACAAACAGCAGATATTGTTAACAGCGTTGTTATTCAATACGATGACCCAGTACTTGAAGAAGCAGCCGAAAACGATAGTTCAATAAACAATTATGGTTTGCTACAAGAAATCAGAAGAACCATATTAGCTCAACAAGTTGATGCTCAAGAACAAGCTGTAAACTTTGTTAATTTTCGTGGAACACCTAGAACTTCTTTAGAATCGGTTACAGTAAATCTAGCCAATGACGGAATGACAAACACAGTTAGAGATGACTTACTAGCTGTATCTATGGACACTTTGCTTTACCTAGACAATATCCCAATAGGCCTATTAGTTGAAGGATACTTTGAAGGATTCTGCGAGGGCTGGACTTGGACACTTGGACGTAACAACCTTGAACTAACTATGTCTGTTTCTAACTCAATTTACTCAACTCTTGATGTACAATGGGAAGACTATAACTCAGCAATTCAATGGCAAAACCTGGACAATAGTACTCGTTGGCTTGACGTTATTTAAGAAAAGGATAAACTAGAACAATGGCAACTACTACGACCAATTATGGCTTTGATATTCCTCAAAGCACAGACCTTGTTAAAGACGGCGCTACGGCTATTGCCACGCTTGGTCAAGACATAGACACAGCTATGAACACAGCCCTTGGTACAAAAAAGGCTGGAATGGTTTTACTGAACACCACTAGTTTTAGTGCAGTAAGTTCACAATCTATAAATGATGTATTTAGCACAACTTACGATAATTACAAAGTGTTAATAAATATTAACTCATCACCTACTGATGCTTTAACTTTAAGATTAAGAGTTGGTGGCTCAGATAACAGTTCTAACAATTATATGTGGGCTGGTTATACTATTGAATCTAACACTGTGTTCTTAAGTGCTATGGGAAGTTCTGGTGCTGTTAGTTCTTATAGAATTGGTAACACTTATGGAAACACCTCAACTGCTGAACTTTTAATTGCAAATCCATTCAAAACTCAACAAACACAATTTCACAGTAAAAATGCTAGTTATAGTACTGCCTCAAATTGGGCTGTAGACCAAGTTCTAAGTGGCACTACAACAGTTACAACTTCTTATACAGGATTTACCATTTTGATTGCAAGTTCTACGATAACTGGTTCTGTTAGCGTATATGGAGTAAATAAATAATGGCAACTGAAAAAATTATGATAGGTATTGACGACCAAGTTATAGAACTTAAAGGCGCAGACAAAGAAGCATTTATTGCAGACAGGGAAGCAACCAATGTCGCAATTCAATTAGTTGAAGCCGAGTATAAAGCCAAGCAAGATGCACGCGATTCAGCGATTAAAAAACTTGGTGAAATAGCAGGACTCACAAAAGAAGAACTAGATGCAATCCTTTAACCACAAACAATTTTCTTTAGCTGCAATTGCTTTCCTAGCAGCTTGGCAAGCAACAGACTTTGCCCTTGATTACAGAGCTGTACTTGGTGCTGTCGTAGCTGCTTCAATGGGCGCGATGAATCCAAATGTCAAAACCAAGATTAAGTAAAGCAGCTGAGCAATTACGCTCCGAAATAAACGCCAAATATCCTAAACGAGATAAACGCTCAGACGGCTGGATAGGCGACACAGCACACAACGCACGTAAGTCAGACCACAACCCAGATAAGAATGGTTGGGTTCGTGCTATAGATATTGACTCAGACCTTGTTAAAGGCTCATCTAAGGAATCCTGGTTATTAGCCGAGAAGATTAAGATGATAGCACTCAAGGGGGACAAAAGAATTAGTTACATTATTCACCAGCACCGAATAGCCTCACCACGACAGAATTGGGCTTGGCGTGTCTACAAAGGGTCTAACCCTCACGTATCACATTTGCATATATCCTTTACTAAAGCTGGGGACTTAAACGGAAAAGGATTCGGAATATGACCAAACCTAAAGCTAAGAAACAAACAATTGAACTACCTGATGTTATGGCTACTGAACTTGTACGCATCATTAACACAGCTCACGAAGACGGCAAACTAATCACAGGATTTGTTGCTTGCTTAGAACTGTTTGATGGACGTAAGAAAACTATAAAGATTGTTGCTAACCAAGATATGCCACAACATTCAGTATTTGGAATCATCAACTATGCAGCTGAAAAATACCAATTTACAATGTCACCTGAAGAAGATGATGATGATTTCTATGACCCAG